TGAGTCCAAACGAATTAGTCGCATTTGGCGTTGGCGTTTGCAGTATCGCGACCGCTTTATTGCTGGCTCTACGATGGGTTATTAAAAGTTTCTTAAGCGAACTTCGCCCGAATTCTGGCAGCTCGATCAAAGATGCAATTAACCGAATAGACGAAAGAAGTTCACGACTAGAAACGCGTGTTGATGAACTGTTCTCTTTGATCAATAAGCGATAATTTATTTTATGGCGAACACACGAAAACGCACACCACGCAAAAAGGTTAATCGGAGAGTAGTTCGCCGTACTCCTGAGCCATTGACTAAACTAGATCAATTCTACATAGCCAAACATGAGATATTCAAAGCCGCTCGCCGTGCAGGATTCTCTGAGTCGGTTGCTTTATATTTGATGGACAGCGATCGAATGCCAGATTGGATAGTCGGAGATGGCAACATAATTCCAGTTATTCCGACTCCAGATGAGGACGACGATTAAGCGATACGCTTTTATCAGCGATTTACAAGTGCCATTCTTTGATGAGAATGCAGTCAAGTCAGTAGGCAAGTTTTTAACTAAATTTAATCCACATCGAACAATTCAAATTGGCGATGAAATAGACCTTCCACAATTAGGCGGTTTTAATGCCGGAACTATTGATGAAATGGTTGGCAATATCCACGACGATAGACAGCTGACCCAAGAGGTTTTAACTTATCTTGGTGTTACTGATGTATTAGGCAGTAATCATGGAATTAGACTTTATCGATCAATAAAGAAAAGATTGCCTAGTTTTCTAAATCTGCCTGAAATGCAATATGAACGATTTATGGGATACGATAAACTAAACATTAAATTCCATCCCTTTGGATTTGATTGGGCGCATGGCTGGACTGCCGTTCATGGTGATGCGTTCCCACTTTCCGCAGTACCCTCTCAAACGGCCTTAAATGGGGCTAGAAGGCTAGGAAAGAGCGTGGTGTGTGGGCATACCCATAGACTAGGGGTTTCGGCCTTTACAGAGGCATCTAGGGGCAAATTAGGGCGTACTGTATGGGGCGTTGAGGTTGGCAATTTAGTAGATTTAAGCAGTTCAGGCATGGCATACACAAAAGGCTATGCAAACTGGCAAACTGGCTTTGCTGTTGCTTATGTGAAAGATCGCAGAGTGCAGGTTGTACCAATACCTATAAACGCAGATGGCAGCTTTATATTTGAAGGTAAGGTTTATGGGGCGTGAAACCGATTATCGGGATAGGACGATTGATGACCATATCGACGATTTTGAGGATATTAGCGTTATCTAATCGTTATAAACGACACGCCAAGAAATGGTTTAACTGTCGGTAAATATCGTCATACTAATCCCAACGCAAACAAATGTTTTGCGGAACGGGAGCAACAAATGGAAAATGCAATCTATTGGATGATTCTGGCAGGTTTTGTCGGAATGGTCATTTACTTTATTGATGAATGGCGTATGGAAAAACATTACGAAAATGGCTTTTGGGCTGGTAGATCAGCTGGATGGAAAGCCAGTAATGAGCATCAAGAAAAACTTCGCAAGTTAAAGTCAAGAGCGGTTTTTGATTATGACAAAAACTGAGGATCTATTAAATGAAGTCATTACTACGATCCAAGAGCGCGGAAGTGTCTATGGACATCCGTACTACAATCACAAAAGAATCGCAGGATTGTGGAGTGCATATCTTGATTTCCCAATCACACCACACCAAGCTGCTTTATGTATGGCGTTGGTCAAGGTTTCTAGGCTTACTGAAACTCCAGATCATTACGACTCAATTAAAGACTTTGTCGCCTATGGAGCTATCTATAGGACAGTCCTCGAAGCAGTCCAAGACCAAGATTTTGAATGGAAGGAATAATGTTTAATTTAGATAACTACGAAACAGTTGAATCAAGATTGGAAAAATGGCATGAGAAATACCCTGATAATCGTATCGAGACTGAACTCATTGAAGCGAATGACAAGCGGTTCATTGTATTTGCCAAGATATTCAAAACTGAAGCTGATCAGAAGCCATGCGCAACTGGTCTTGCTTTTGAGATCATTACGGAAAAGGGTGTTAATAGCACTTCTGCATTGGAAAATTGTGAGACTTCAGCGATCGGTCGTGCGCTCGCAAATGCTGGTTTCGCTGCTAAAGGCAAACGCGCTTCACGAGAGGAAATGGCTAAGGTAAATGCTGCTCCTAATCAATATGAAAAGAAATTACAGGAAAGGCGTTACGGATCACCGGGTTCAAAATCAGCAGCAGTTGAGGATGCTTTAAGAGCTTCATTTGCAGTTGAGAATAAGCAAGATGATCCACAGGCTTGGTCTGTTTCTGAAGTTGTAGATCAAATTGGTGCATCAACGCCAAATGAGCCACCAGCTTGCGAACATGGTCATATTCTTAAGCAAGGCATATCTAAAACAGGTAAGCCATATTATGGATATGTTTGCAAAGGCAAAGTTACCGAGCATGCTAAATGGGCAAAGATGACAGCCAATGGCAAATGGTTCTTTGAGGGGGTTGAATAGTGGGTTACATAGCCTTTATAAATGGTAAAGGATTACAGGTTGTTATGGATGATAATGGTGTTCATTTAGAGGAATCGATTGTCAAATGCGAAGTATGCGATGACGACCGAATCTTTAAGGATGGCACATGTTTCAAATGCCACGAATTGATCAATTATGACGAATCCAACTAGGTTCAAATGTAATGGTTGCAAACGCGATACAGAGTTTTTATGGCTTGATGCTACTGATATGCCAGATGGCTTCAAGTTGTATCAATGTATGGATTGTGGATGCGTAGGGGTTAAGAATGTCGTTGAAGCGTTGGATGTTCCTGACTCAGATATTGCTAGATGCGAAAAGTGTGGTATGTGGAAGTTTGCATCCAAAGCGTGCCACACATGCGAATTGATTGGAGCTAAATGATGAATCAATATCACGATTTGCCTTTGCCAAATGAGCATTACACTCCCAAATGGGTTTTTGATAAATTGGGATTACAATTTGATTTGGATGTTGCAGCTCCAATTGACAACATTGGTTCACATGTTCCTGCTTTTAATTACTTTACAAAAAATGACAATGGTTTAGAACAAAATTGGTATGGTCGAGTTTGGTGTAATCCACCATTTGCCAAAGCAACTTTATGGGCTAATAAGTTTTTAGATCATAATAATGGCGTTGGGATTTTCCCAAATTCAAACGCTTACTGGGTGGATCGTGTCTGGGATTCAGATGCAGCAATTGTAAAATTGCCTTACAAAATGTTTTATGAAAGACCTGATGGCTCTTCCAAGCGCATTATGTACACGACTTATTTGATAGCCGTTGGAGTAGAAAATATAAATGCTTTGCGTCAATCCGGGATTGCGAAGGTGAGATAATGCCAACATACGAATACAGTTGCAGAGAATGTGGCACTTATGGATCTGTCCATAGAACTTACAAAGAGGATGATCCGGGTATGGATTGCCCTAAATGCAAGATTGCTATGAATAGGTTGTACTCAGCTCCGGGCTTAGTTTTCAAAGGTGATGGATGGGCAGGTAAATCTAAATGAGTGAAGTTATAGCTGTATGGCTTGGTTACCTTGCTGGTTCAATCAATACCTTTCTAATTTTCAAATTATTAGATCGTAGGTATAAATGAGCCCAGCAGGTTATGATGAATCATGGCAAGAAATGGATGACTATCGATACAGTTGTCAATTCTATGTGATGTAAATCATAGTCCACATAGTGAGATGGTATTGTTAATCTAACGGAAGGTAGGTTGCATGGATCTGATACGCTCTAGGCAAGTATTTGCCCTAAAGGCAAAAACGCGAGCCCGTAAGGCTCAGCTCGCGAGGTGCTGGCTAGTCGGGGGAGCTCTGTTTGTTTTACAAACCTTTGCTTTAGATGTAGCACAATCTCAAGAATTAAGGGTTAATACATTAAAACAAATAACATTCCATAAGATGAATTACAACTTTGAACAGTTTTACTGTTTAGATGAAATTGTATATAAAGAATCAAGATGGAATTACAAAGCCAAGAATCCTAAGTCAAGTGCATATGGATTATTCCAGATACTTAAGAGTAAAGAGAAAGATCCTATTAAACAGATTGATCTTGGACTTAAATATCTAGAAGCAAGGTATGATGGATGCGCGTGTACTGCGCTCGCACACCATAAGGCTAAGGGTTGGTATTGATGGGTAAGTCAGCTATTGGAACAAGGCATTGGAATGACAAGATCAGACCACGCATTTTGGCTAGAGATAATTACACATGCTTCTATTGTGGACAGTATGGAGATACAGTCGATCATTTAATTCCAAGAAGGCTAGAAGGAACTGATAGTGATGATAATTTAGTTTGTGCTTGTCGTAAATGTAATTTTGCAAAGGGTGGGCGGTTTTTTGTGAGCAAGAGGAGACCACCGACCCCCCTTTCCTTTTCTAACCCACAAAACACTTCGATCGCTCACGATCAGGCTGGATCGCTTTGAACAATTTTGAAAAAGATTTGATCGACTCAATTAAGGCTCAATCGGATTTAGGAGGTGTGCAAACTCCACGAATTCACTCAAAACTCAATGATTTACCGACCAAAGGTAATGAAATGATCGATTTTGCTAGTGAGATCGGCCTACAGCTGATGGAATGGCAGAAGTTCGTGTGCATTCATGGCCATAAAATCCGACCAGATGGTAGGTGGGCTCATTCTGAACTTGGCTTAATCATGGCTAGGCAGCAAGGTAAGTCAACTTTAATGATGCTCAGAATTTTGACAGGAATGTATGTTTGGGGCGAAGGCTTACAACTTGCATCCGCTCATAGGCTTACAACCTCGCTTGAAACATTTAGACAGATAGTTGGCCATATTGAGCAGAATGACAAATTGGCTAGTGAAGTAAAAAAAATTAGATGGCAACATGGTGCAGAGGAAATCGAACTCAAAGGTAATAGACGATTTGTTGTAAAAGCTGCCAATAATGCAGCTAGAGGTTTATCAAAGCCTGAAACGATTCATTTAGACGAATTGAGAGAATATAAAGATGAGGATGCCTGGTCATCAATGCGTTATTCAATGATGGCAGCAAAGAATCCGCAAGTTTGGATTTACAGTTCAGCCGGTGATCAACATTCAATCATCCTGAACAAGTTGAGGGAACGAGCACTAGCAGCGAGTGCTGGTTCTGATGACCCGATAGGTTGGTTTGAATGGAGTGCCGAACCAGATGCGCCGATTACCCTTCCGTCAGGCGATATTAACTGGCCAGCATTTGCTCAAGCCAACCCATCGCTAGGAATTACAATCCATCCAGATAACTTAAAAGCGGTAATTAACGATCCACCAGATATTGTACGAACTGAAGTATTAGCTCAATGGGTTGATACCATTAACTCAGCTATTGATGCACAAAAGTGGGAATTATGCAAGGTTGACCCAATACCATTAGACCCTGACAAACCTACATGGCTTGGACTTGATTTGTCGCCAGATAGAAAATATGCAGCTCTAGTTGCTACTCAAAAACTACCAGGAGAAAAGTTTAATTTAGTTTTACTTCATACTTGGTCAAATGATTATTCAATAAATGATTTAGCGGTAGCAAATGATCTTGCTCCCTATGTTAGAAAATATAATGTTCAGACTGTTGCCTATAGCAAGAGAACAGCTCAAGCCGTTGCTAGTAGGCTCGTTCCAGCCGGAATCCCAATTACTGACATGGATGGAGCTATTTATGCAGAAAGTTGCGATAGATGGCTCGGAGCTATAAATAGCCATAGACTCCAACATGGCGGGCAAGAGGAATTAACTCAACAAACATTATCAGCTGCTAAATTGCCTTATGGCGATGGAAGTTGGATTATTGGCAGGAGAGCCAGTAGGGTCGCGGTTTGTGCAGCGGTAGCCAGTAGCCTTGCAACTTATTTTGCAACACAACCAGAAACTGAGGTTGATATTCAAATAGCATAATATATTGACTTTATGGTATATTATATGCTAATGGGATTATTTGATAGATTTAGAGCAACGCAAGAAAATCCAGTTGATGTAGCTGCATCACTTTCACCATACAACGCTCAACAATTAGTTGGCGGAATTTTATTTGGAACAACAACTGCAACTCGCGAGCAATATATGGCTATTCCATCAGGTGCACGCGCTAGAAATATAATTTGCTCAACTGTCGGATCATTACCTTTAGAGCAATACAATCATTTTACAAATGAGCATGTAAGACCAAATCGCGTAATTATGCAACCAGATCCAAGAGTTGCAGGTTCAGCAATTTATGCTTGGATCGCTGAGGATTTATTACTTTATGGCGTTGCTTATGGAATGGTAATGGATTCTTATGCTGCAACTGATGCTTCAAGAATTAGAGCATGGACAAGAATTGCGCCAAATAGAGTTTATGCTTCATTAAATGCTAATTCAACTGAAATTGATTATTACACAGTTGATGGTAAGC